AGGTGTTCAAGGAACCCAAGGTAGACAAGGTACACAAGGTGTTCAAGGTACACAAGGTGTTCAAGGTACACAAGGTGTTCAAGGTACACAAGGTGTTCAAGGTACACAAGGTGTTCAAGGTACACAAGGTGTTCAAGGTTTAACTAAGATTCAACCAATTGATTCGATTGTATTAGTTGCTGCTGGAGATTCAATAACAGATGGTGGTTGGTATGTTTACACTGGATCAACAGGAAGTGCTTCAGGTTCGGGGACGACTGGAACTCTAACCAATGCTGGCGCATCACTACAAGTTGCACCAGGAAACCAAATTTATATCACTGGATTTAATCAATCCGAATGGAATGGTGTTAAAACTGTATTAACAAATAATGGAACTGCTATCACATTTAGTAATGGCGCAGTACCATTAACTGCAAGTCCAACAGCTACACAGTATAATGTAAGTGTTGATAGTATTCAAACTAATAGAAATTTTTTAAAGCAAGCAAATGGACTTTTAGGTTTACCATTTGGGAGAATTTATAATCGTGCTGTTAGTGGATCAACATCAACAAATATGCTTTCTAGATTTAGTGAGGTTTTAGCTCTTAATCCTAATTATGTTTGGATATTGATCGGAACTAATGATATTGCAGCAGGAGTATCAAACAGCACAATCTTATCTAATATTCAATCAGCTTGTTCTCAAGTTATTAATGCTGGCGCTATTGTGTTATTATCCACACTATTACCCAGATCAGATGGTGTGATAACAACTGCAATGAAAAAACAAATTTTAGCATTAAATGGTCTCATTCGCAAATATGCAATGAATACAGTTGGGATAGTGCTGATAGATTCTTATCAGTATACTGCAGATCCATTATCAGGATCATATACATGGAAAAACTTAGCATACACACAAGATGGAATTCATTTAACTGGATTTGGTGCATTTAATACTATTACACAAGCGATCTATGATCAATTAAATACTAAAATTAGCAGAACAAAAAAACCATTAATTAGTCATTATCTTGATAATTACATTGATGATAGCAGTTCGCAAAATTTATTTTATGATCCATTAATTCAAAATACTTTAAGTTCATCAAGAACTGGGTTTACTGGTGCTTCTGGTGTCGGTAATCCTGTTTATCATTATTTTATGGGTCCAAATAGACAATCAGGAACACCATCAGCAAGCGTTGATACTGTTGCAAGAGCAGATGGATTTGGAAATAACCAACGAGTAACAATCACAAGTACTGCGCTTAATGATATAATATTATTGGGCGGTTCTACAAATAATTGGTTAGATTCTCCATTTTCAGCATATCTTGGAAGAACTGTTAAATTTAAATGCTCATATAAACAAACAAATGTCCCAACTGGAACTTTTGCTGGATTATCAATTTACGTTCAATCTCCTGGCGGTAGTCCGCAATATTATTGTTGTTATGGACAACTAGGAAGTTTTGTGTTAACAAACGAAAATAATATTAACTGTGATACAATAATAGAAGGAACTCCTTTCTATATTCCATCTACGTTTCAAAGTGCTGGCAGTGGAACAAGTTTCAATATTATGTTGAAATTTGCAGGAAATGCTTCTGGCGCTGTATTCGAATTTGGGCGTATTTCAATTGATGTTATAGATTAAAATATTATATATGAGTGAAATTGATAAAAATCTCAGTTCTATTCTTGAAACTGAATACATTCCTTCTTCTAATGTTCCTGCTACTATTGAAGAAAAGCTGCCAATGGCTGTAGATCAACAGCAAGATTTCGATTACTCGCGCTCTAATTATTACAATTTACTGGAAAAGGGTAACGATGCATTGGAAGGATTACTTGAAGTAGCAAAAGAATCACAGCATCCAAGAGCATATGAAGTAGCTGCTACGATGTTAAAAAATCTAAGCGATATGACAGATAAACTTATGGTATTGCAGAAGCAAAGAAAAGATTTAGAAGGCGGGACTTCTGCACCAACTCATGTTAGTGTTGATAAGGCAGTGTTTGTTGGCAGCACTGCAGAGTTATTGAAAAAAGTTCGTAGCGATGCAAAATAAAATAAAACATTACTTAGGTAATCCAAAACTAAAAAGAATAAACACTACTCAACAACTGACAAATGAGCAAGTTGATGAATATATCAAGTGTGCAAATGATCCTGTTTATTTTATAGAGAACTATGTCAAGATTATTACTCTTGATAAAGGTTTCGTTCAGATTAATCTATACCCATTTCAACGAACAGCCATTACAAGCATCAATGATAATCGTCGAGTTATTGTGAAAGCTGGTCGTCAGGTTGGTAAAACAACCATGGTTGTTGGATATATTTTATGGTATATTTTATTCAATGAAGATAAATTTGTAGCAATCCTGGCTAATAAAGCGCCAACTGCTCGTGAAATTTTAAACCGCATCAAGACTGCGTATGAATCCTTACCTTTTTGGCTACAGCAGGGTGTAAAAGTATGGAACAAGGGTGATATTGAGCTTGAAAATAATTGTCGTGTAATGGCTACATCAACTGCATCCTCAGCCATTCGTGGTTATTCTATTTCTCTACTATATCTAGACGAATTTGCGTTCGTACCGAGTAATATAGCCGAAGAATTCTTTACTTCTGTTTATCCAACTATTTCTTCTGGTGAAACCTCTAAGATTTTAATTTCTTCTACACCTAATGGAATGAATCATTTTTATAAGATGTGGACTGATGCCACTGAAAATAGAAATGGATTTATAAGCATTGAGGCTAACTGGAGACAGGTTCCAGGAAGAACTGAAGAATGGGCAGCTGAACAGTTAAAGGTGCTTGGAGAAGAAAAATACTATCAAGAAATGGAATGCGAGTTCCATGGTAGTGCTGGAACACTTATCTCTGGTCGTATATTGAAGACTCTGGCGTTCAAAGCACCTAAACCTGGCTCTACCTTACTAGGTTTATCGATTCATCAAGAGCCAATACAAGGCAATAGATATATCATGATAGTAGATACTGCTAGAGGAAGGGGTTTAGATTACTCAGCTTTTGTTGTTATTGACGTAACACAAATACCTTATAAAGTTGTAGCAGTATACAGAGATAACGAAATATCTCCAATGGTTTATCCTTCTATTATTAAAAAGATTGGAGAATACTATAATCAGTGCTACATATTGGTAGAAATTAATGATAATGGTCAGCATATTGCAGAAAGTTTATTCTACGACTATGAATATGAGAATATTTTATGTACTGGTGAAGTAAATAAAAAAATTGGATTGACTTGGTCATTTAGTAATAGTGTACAGAGAGGAATACGCACCACTAAATCTGTAAAGCGCATGGGATGCGTAATGATGAAGTCGTTGATAGAAAACTATAAACTTATAGTAGAAGATTTCCATATAATTTCTGAACTTTCTACCTTTATAAATAAAGGATCTAGTTATGAAGCCGAAGAAGGCAGTCATGATGACTTGGTAATGTGCCTTGTATTATTTTCTTGGATGACAAACCAAGAATTTTTCTCTGATCTCTGCGATACAAATATCAAAGATAAACTGTATAGAGAACAGATGGATCAAATCGAACAAGAAATGCTTCCCATGCCAATATCTGGTCAAGATTATGGCGAGGAAGATTCTTTTGTACAGGGTGGTTCTGTTTGGAATGTTGTAAAAACTTAAAAAACTAAATAATAAGCAGGTTTCAGTTCCTTAGATCAGGAGTACACAAATGCCATTTCAAGTATCACCAGGAGTGAACGTAACAGAATTCGACTTGACAACAGTTATTCCAGCCACAGGTGGCTCAACAGGCGCGATCGCTGGCGAGTTTCCATGGGGTCCTATCGGAATTGTCCAGCCAATCGAAAACGAATTAAAACTTGTCGAGCGTTTCGGCGAGCCAGCAGTTTCAGGTAATGCAGCAGCAACATTCTGGACTGCAGCCAACTTTCTTCAATATTCTGATAGCCTAGTTGTCGTAAGAGCAGATACTGGCGGTTTAAATGCTACAGCTAATACTGCTGCAGGTGCTGCTACAGGATATTTGATTAAAAATTCAAACGAATATTCAAGCAACTTTATTGAAAATAATACAGTAGTTACTAACGCAGTATTTGCAGCTAGATATGCTGGTGCATTAGGAAACAATATTACTGTTTCAATGTTTGCTAATACAAGTGCCGCACAGTTTAATAATTGGACTTGGTCTTCATTATTTGATCGTGCTCCAGGAACAAGTTATTATGTAGCACAGAATTTCAGCGCAAACACTTCTGCTCCTATTGCTAATGACGAAGTTTATATTGTTGTTCTAGATAGAACTGGTGTAATTTCTGGTGCTGCTAATACAGTGCTTGAAAAGTTTGTTGCTTCTAAGGCATCTAATTCCCGTGATGAAAACAACAATAGCCTCTACTATAGAGACGTATTGTTTAATCAGAGTCGCTGGGTGTATTGGCTAGGTCACCCAACTGCTGGAACAAACTGGGGACAAGCAGCTAATGTGAATACAATTTACACGCAAACAGCTGGCAGCGGTGATGGAATTGTTGACTTCACATTTAGAAACGGAACATATCCTGCAGCTGTAGCAGCTAATGTGATTAGTGCTCTTGATGTTGTTAATGATCCATCAGTAGACGTCGGTTTAATTATGTCCGGTCCTTATGATGCACTAGTTGCTAATAAAGCAATATCTGTAGCTGAAGCAAGAAAAGATGCAATTGCATTCATATCTCCGCCGCTAAGTACAGTTATAGGAGCAACTCCTGCTGCATCTAGCGTAACATACAGGGGAACAATTTCTTACTCCTCATATGGTGTAATGGATAGTGGTTGGAAGTATCAATACGACAAATACAATGACAGTTATCGTTATACTCCATTAAACGGCGATATGGCTGGTCTTTGCGCTCGTACAGATGCTACAAGAGAGCCATGGTTCTCACCAGCTGGTCAGGTTCGCGGTCAGATCAAGAATATCGTTCGCCTAGCTTATAATCCAAGCAAGGCAGATCGCGATACTCTTTATAAGTCAGACATTAACCCAGTTGTAACATTCAACGGAGAAGGCACCTACCTCTTTGGAGATAAGACACTTCTAGGTCGCCCAAGTGCATTTGATCGTATTAATGTTCGTAGATTGTTCATCGAACTAGAAACATCAATCGCTGCTGCAGCAAGATCTAACTTGTTCGAGTTCAACGACGATTTCACTCGTAGTCAGTTCATCAGCCTAGTTGATCCATATCTACGCTCTGTACAGGCTGGTCGTGGAATCTATGACTAC